TATTGCACCTGATCTTTGTTGCCAAAGATGTTGGTGATACGGGCGTATGCGTCCGTGAATGGGACGCCGACGTTGCTTGTGGGGATAGAGATTTTCAGAGCCATTAGAAGGTCACCTCAGTTGTTTCGATTTTTGCTACCCATCGGATTGTGGTTGCTGCTGCGCCAGTTACCGTCACAGCAATACCGCCGTTGGTGGTGTCAGCAGTGATTGCCAAGACCCATGCAGCAGCACCAGCGTCTTGTGCGATAACAGTTGGAGTAACAGCCGCAACCAGCGTAGTAGATGCAGCGTTAGCACCTCGCTTGATTACGCCTTCAAACTTCCAGCCCGATGTAGTACCGCCACCTGTGACGTTGGCGATGCAAGTGCCTTGGAATGTATAGGCGCTGTTGTTGGGTAGGATGACTTGGTTAGTTGTAGAAGCGGCATTTGCATCACTTGCAAGCCTTGTTGCAGTTGCGTCTGTGGTTTGGCGACCAAGCAATAAAGTAGCAAGTTGCTGCATACCAGATGCACTTTGAATCGGTGTATTGCTAGCAGACGTGACAAAATTTCCAATAATTGATCTTGCTGTCCCTCGTGCCCCACCAACAACAGCAGCATTAAACCCATTCGCTGTATTGTTTTGCCCACCAATAACAGCAGTATTTGTGGCGCTCGCTGTACCAGAATCAGCGCCTACGACAACAGCACTATTCCCGTTTGCTGAGTTTGTTTGACCACCAATAACAACAGCACGTCCACCACCTGCTGAACTTCCACTGCTACCAATAATAATTGTATTAGTAAAACTTGCTGAGTTGTTTTGACCACCAACAACAGCAGAATTTTGACCGCTTGCTGTGTTGTCTGAACCGCCCCCTACAAAAGCATTGGTATTGCTTGCTGTGTTGACTTGACCACCAACAACAGCAGCTTGGGCGCTACTTGATATATTATCTTGACCGCCTAGAGCAACTGACCGTTGCCCACTGGCGCTGTTAAAAAATCCAGCAAAGACACCGGCAGAGTTTGAGGTAGCGTTATTGTTACTTCCTCCAATAATAGCGCAATTAGCCTCAGAAGCATTACTACTATCACTACAAATTACAACAGAATTAGCGTTGTATGCACCCCTTGAAGACTGTGTTAATGACAACCATCCAGTTGCAATGGACGACTGGCCCGAATCGCCAATTGAAATACATTGTTTAGAGAAAACAAGGGTTAAAAATCCCCCTACACCAAGCGTGTATAACAAAGTATTAGTTCCGCCTCCAATTGTGCTTGCGGAGCGTATCTGTAATTTTTGATTGGAAGAACTAAACCCTTGATTAAGAATCGTAATTGATTTACCGTCAATTGGTGCGGTTGGTAAATAAACATTAACGGGAGCGTTACTTATATTTCCACCCGTTCTAAATAATTGAATGGGAGCGCAATCATCTGTGAGATATATAGAATTTGAAGTAGAGCCGCTTTGAACTCTAAATGAATCCCAAACCTGAATTGCAGGCGTGTTTTCGGATGCAAAGCCCGTAAACATCAGTAATCTCCACCAATAGCAGTCAGGTGAAAACCTGCCGCCACTGCTGTGCCGAACGTGGCGTACACACGATAACCTGCTGCCAAGCTAATACCCAAAGGCAAGATGATGTCAGGCTGTTCTGCTACCTGCGATACCGTAGTTGCAGACAGTGTTCGCTCAAGATACAGCGTGTTGTTGGCTGCTGTGGTTGTTGCCGCGCCGTTGTTGATCCAGATGCGGATAACAGTTGCCACGTTAGTGCCAAGCGCCCTGACTTTGATGAAGTCCAGACGTGAACCGTCAGTGGCATCAGCCGTAAAGATCGGGCCGTAGATCGTTCCAGCAGTCAGGTCGGTCGTTGTGTTGGCCGACAAGCCGGGAGTGCCAGCAGTTGCGGCTGTTCCGCTTACCCAAGAGTTGACAGGGACTAGCGGGAAAATAGGGTTTGTGTTCTGTGCCATTTACATTGCTCCAATTGACCAAGATTGTAATTTGGGGATAGGCGATGAATCACCGCCTCCACCACCAGTAACAGCCACTGTAACAGCGCCGCCAGTGTTTGTCGCTGTAACACCAGCGCCAGTGAAGTTCAAGCTGGTCAACGCTGTGGTCAGTGTTGAGCCTTCATCTTGAACGGTAATGCTTGGGCCTGTGGGTCCAGTTGGTCCTGTCGGGCCAGTCAAACCTGTGTCCCCGGTTGGTCCGGTGGGTCCGGTTAAGCCTGTGGCTCCGGTCGGGCCAGTAGGTCCGGTTGAACCAGTTGCTCCAGTTGGACCTGTTGGGCCAGTGTCACCAGTAAGACCTGTGGCTCCTGTAGGACCAGTAGGTCCAGCAACGCCTTGCGGCCCTGTCGGTCCAGTAGGGCCTGCGGCGCCGGTATCTCCTGTGGGGCCAGTTGGGCCAGTGAGACCAGTAGCCCCCGTTGGGCCGGTTGCACCCGTCAGGCCCGTAGCACCTGTAGGACCAGTAGGTCCCGTCAAGCCCGTATCTCCGGTTGGGCCTGTCGGGCCTGTTGCTCCCGTCAAGCCTGTAGGGCCAGTCGGGCCTGTAGCTCCAGTCAAGCCTGTGACACCCGTAGGGCCAGTTGGTCCTGTAGCCCCGGTCAGACCTGTGGCTCCTGTGGGACCAGTCGGGCCAACAGCGCCTGTTGGACCAGTCGGCCCTGGGACTGTGGAATCGGCACCTGTTGGTCCAGTTGGTCCGGTCAAGCCTGTGGGGCCAGTTGGGCCTACAACTGTGGAGGCCGCGCCGGTTGGGCCTGTTGGACCTGCCGGGCCTGTGGCTCCAGTAGGCCCGGTGGGGCCAGTAGCGTAGGGCAGCGTGTTCCAGTTGTCCGTGCCGTTGCCGATCTTGAACTTGTCGGTGTCCAGCTCGATACCAAGCTCACCCTCTGCCAGCAACGGGTTAACCGACGACCAAGTGGAGGCGGTTCCTCTGCGTATTTGAATTTGAACTGTCATTACACACCACCTGCATCTATTGGATTAACGCCGCCGTACACGCTGTTCGGAAAACCACCGTCGAGGTTGAGCAAACCTGCACCAGCAGCGCCAGTTGGACCCGTTGGACCTTGGACGCCTGTTGGTCCAAGTGAACCTGTTGGGCCGGTCGGGCCTTGGATACCTTGGATTCCCTGAATACCCTGTATGCCTTGCGGTCCTGTAGGCCCGATATTACCTTGCGGCCCGGTAGGACCCGTCAAACCTGTTGGACCTGTAGGTCCAGTATTACCTGTTGGGCCTGTAGCACCTGTGGGGCCTGTAGCGCCGGTGGAGCCGGTAAGTCCTGTAGGACCTGTGGGTCCAGTATCACCTGTTGGGCCGGTCAGACCAGTAGCTCCTGTCGGACCCGTTGGGCCAGTAGCCCCCGTCAGACCCGTAGACCCTGTTGGCCCCGTCGGTCCTACCAACTGACCAGCATCGGTCCAAGCTGAACCATCCCAAACGTAGAGATTGCCATTGGACTCGACAATATAGGCGTCGCCAGGTGTATTGCCGGACGATGGCAAATCACCAAAAGTAGCAACTGCGCCCTTAATTTGGATGCCCTGCCCTTGTGGGCCTGTCGGGCCTGTTGGGCCAGTCGAACCTGTTGGCCCCGTAGCTCCAGTCAGACCCGTCGCCCCGGTGGGGCCGGTAGCGCCTTGAGCACCGGTCGGGCCTGTTGGGCCAGTGGCCCCTGTTAGACCGGTAGCGCCCGTAGGGCCAGTGGCCCCCGTTAAGCCTGTAGCCCCTGTCGGGCCGGTAGCTCCAACAGGACCCGTCGGGCCTTGGGTACCTTGTTCGCCTTGTATACCTTGTATGCCCTGAATGCCTTGCGGCCCAGTTGGGCCGACAGCGCCTTGCGGCCCTTGGCTACCCGTAGCACCTGTCGCTCCCGTCGCGCCTTGAGCGCCCGTGGGGCCTGTTGGGCCTGTTAAGCCGGTATTGCCTCGCGGTCCCGTTGGACCAGTCGCGCCTTGAACCCCGGTTAAACCGGGAGCACCGCGCTCGCCGACCACCTCACCGACGTTGGTGACAGTACCATCAGAAAACGTCAGGATCAAGGAGCCATCAAAGTCTATCTTAGCGCCTACGATGGAGACGCCTGTGTTTCCATCTTCACCGTCAACGCCGTCCTTGCCATCACGGCCATCTTTGCCGTCACGACCGTCAGCCCCGTCCCTACCCACAATGCCGTCTTTGCCATCTTTGCCAGGCTCACCCTGTGGGCCTTGCAGCTTCTCGACTTCATAGACTTTTGCGCGGATTTCGGGCAGCTCTTTACCGAGCAAAATGGCGATGGCCGCCAGTTTTGCTTCGGTTGATGCGCCAGACAGCAGGATTTTCTTGGCGTCCATCAGTCGCCTATGATGCTTTTAAGGAAGTCCTCGTCCTTTTTGCTTTGATTGGCCTTGTCAGCCATCTGCATCTCGACGATCTTGCCTTTGTTCTTGATGTCTTCTTCTTTGAGCATCAGTTCAGCGATCTTCACCCGCTTGTCGAACTCAGCCGACTCGTTGCCTGTCGGCAGGTTCTTCGTTGTTGCTGAGATCACCTTGGCCTGCACTTCTTGCGGCATCAGTTGCGCTTCGGTCAGCAGCTTCTGAGCCTCTGCCCGGTTCTGCTCGGCCTGTGTGGTTTGTACCGCAATCTGCGCCTGAGCCGCTTGCAGGGCCAACTGCTGCTGCACTTCTTGCATCTGCTGTGCCTGTGGGTCGGGCTGGCTCATCTGATCGAGCGCTGCCATCAGCTCGTAGCGGTTAGACAGGCTCGAGTTGCCCAAGATGCCCTTCAAGATCAGCGGCAGCACTGGGGTGTTTGGCCCCAGAGTCTGCAACAGACCAATGAATTGCTGCTGCTCGTACTCGCGGGCGATGATGCCCAGCGTGGCCGTCGGCACAAACTTCATGTCCACGCTTGGATAGCGCTCGGGGTCGAACTGCATGTACCGAAACGCCGCCTTTTGGATGAACGGGATCAGGAAGTCCTCTTGGAAGTTGACCAGCGTGCGCTTGTACTTCTTGATGATCGTGGCCACCGCCATGCTCATCCCAGCACCGTCTCGGCTGACTTGGCTGACCATGCCTTGGCTGTCTAGCGTGCCAGTGGCTTGCAAAAGCATCCGCTCGAACTCTTTGGCCGTATTCAAGTTGTTCAGACTCGTCTCGCCGAACTTGAACGGGTACAGAATCTCGGCTGGGTTGCCGTTGACCATGAACGCTTTGCCTGGCTTGACCTCAAACCGAGCGCCGCGTGGCAGGCGAGTGGCATCCATGCCCATCATTGGGCTGGTTGTCAGCGCCAGCGAGTCTAAGTGCGACCTGACTTGAGCGTCAATCGCCTTTTGCATGTTGTAAGACTTCTCCACCGTGCCGCGACCGAGCAAACGGTTGGGCACAGTGTCGTCTTGGTACGTCAGGACCGGGCGGTCCTTCATCATGTAAGGGTTCTCTTCGGCTTTGAGCAGCAGGCCACCGTTGGCGATGACGACAATCGCCTCCACCATGTCCGAATAGTCCTCAGCCGCCGAGTCGTCAGGGAACAGTTCCTCAACCTCAACGTCTTTCTCTGTCAGGTACTCGCGTGGCACCAGACCGTAGTACTTCAACAGCAGCACTTTTTCGTCGCGGTACTGACTCAGCTCCTGCGTCGGCTCCAGATCGGTGTCCTCAGCGGCTGGCTGGATGTTCACCTTGCGGTAGATACCCTTTTCGATGCCTTCGACGATCTTGTGGATGCCCACATATGACTCAATCGCCACGCCCATGCAGTCGTCCACAGACGTGCCGTTGGGGTCGAACAAGAAATTCTTGGGGTTGATGGGGTTGATCTTGACCGCGATGCGGCTTTTCTCGACCACACCGATGGCCGCTTGGCCGGGCTGCCCTGGGATCGCCTGAGTCGCTGGCTCGAAGATTTTTTCCGTCTTGACGATGATCTCGCCGATGCCCGTGCCGTAGATTTCGGCCATCAACTCGATCTGATCGATGGATTTTCTGATCTTGTCCTGCTTGAAGTCCTCCATGAGCTGCGCTTTGAGCTGCTCAACGTCGATCGGGTTCTGGTTTACGTCCCGCAGGTCGTCTTCAATGTCGAAAAAGTCGCCTTGCCCGAAAATGGCTTCCATGATCTCAGCGTGCCGAGTCTCTACAGCCTGCTGAGTCGATGGTGTGACGATCCTTGAGCGCTCGGAATCTCTCGTTTTGTCTTCTGCTGCCCACTCACCCCTAAAGATGCGCTCATACTCAAGATAATCATCAAGATAGTTGGTGTCGCGCCAATCTCTCCAACGCTGGCAATGATCAACGACGAACGCCGTCAGTTCCTTGTCGTTTTCTGTCGGCTGATCGAACTCATTTTGATACATTTTTGACCCCTATGTCGGTGGCTATACCCCCGATATTACATCCATCGGCTGCCAGTCCTCGTCATCAGCGTCTTCAAAGTAGCTGGTGACAGCCAACTGGTCGATGTAGGACAGCGCATCCGGCAAATCGTCGTGAACGCCTTGCGATGGGAACAAAAGAAGTTGGTCCACGAATGTGTCCCAGTCCTCTTCGCTGTTCAGGACGATTCTACCGTGCTCGAACCGCCCCTGCAATGACCAAATCACCCGGTCTGTTTTCTTCCGGTTGCCGTGTGTCAGGTCCACGATGTGGCTGTAGACGTTGTTTTTTCTCATCAGGTCGGACAGATACGGCAGAACCGCGTTTTTCAGCGCTCCTCTTTCGATGCCGATGGATAGAGGCCTGTAATCGCGCATCTTCATCAGTATCTTGGCAGCCGTCTCGCGGATGTCCCAACGTCCGTGCTCAATCTCTTTGACGAACCACTTGCCGTCGTCGGTCACTTTGACCACCGCAATCGCCGACTCGTCCAGCCTTTTCTTGCTGTTGGCCGCCTGCTTGGCCACTTCTTCAAACCCAGCCAAGTCCACGGCCACGAAGTAGCTGCCATACTGAGGCTCTTCGCCGTACTTGATCCACTCCTCTTTAAACACATCCGCGCCAGCGTTGCTGAAAGATGCAAGGTATTCCTGTTTGAACGCGAAGGTGCTCAGGGTCTTTTTGGCGCTTTCGATCTCGGTGGGGTCGATCAGCGGGTTGTCTTGCGTCGTGAAGTGCCAGCTCTTCCAGTCGCTGTCCTGGTCGTCTTGCCCCAACTTCCACAGGTCGTGAAACCAGTTGCGCCCTTTTGGCGTGCCGATGAACATCCCTCGGCCCTTGCGGTCCGACAAGGACGCCCGAATGACCTGCTCCCAAGCCTCTGGCTTGATGTCGGCCACCTCGTCCAGAACTGCGTAGGTCAAACTTACACCGCGCAGCGTGTCCGGACGGTCCGCGCCCCTGACGTAGATACGCGCTCCGTTGACCATCGTGATGTCCAAGTTGTTCACGTGGCTTGACTGGATCACCTCCCGTCCGAGGTCCAGCAGCAGGTCCCATATGATTTGCCTCGACTGCCCCATCGTCGGGCTCACATATAAAACAGCTGAACCCGGCGGGCACTTGAGCGCTTCGATGATCAGAGTTGTGGCCGCCAGTCTGCTCTTGCCACAGCGGCGCCCGGCAGCGATCACTTTGAATCTATGGTCGTCGGCGTAGACTTGCTGCTGCCACGGCAGGAGGGAGAAATTAAGGTCAGACATCGGTAACATCCTCCGCCGGGATCACTTGAGGTTGTTCACCAAGACCTGTGATG